AAAGCACCAGCAGTCTTAAACGCAGTCGATACGGCGGCCTGAAGCAAGGGTGCTTCATAGTTAGCCATTACTCAGTCTCCTCTTTAAGACCCGCAACGACCCGCAAGTTTGACCCGCGAAGAAAAGGAATCAGGACCGCCGTCTGCGGGTCAGGCGACGTCGGTCCCTCTCCCACCCTGAGCAGCGAACCACCCAGAATTGGAATCACGTGCGATCTCCTTGAAACGACAACTGAGTCAGGTCGCGGCCGTCGCGCCCCTTCTCGCCGTCCTTACCCGGTGCGCCCGGGAGGCCCTGCTTTCCGTCGCGTCCACGCTTCACCGCCAGAGACCAGTGCTCGCAGTCTGTAATAGGACGAATACCCTTGCACGGAGCATTGCAGTGCCACTCCGACCCACCGAGCGTAACTCGGTCGCCTCTCACGTACTCTGCCGTCTCGTCGTACATCCCTCTGTAGTCCTGACCGAGCAGCGTCAGTGGATACTCTTTGGACTTAGATCCATCGGAGTTTGTGACGACGAGCCTTGCATTTCGAGAGTCGATCTGCTCGAGCCGAATGTTCTCAAATCCGACACCGTCGATACCGTCCCTGCCGTCTTTGCCGGGCTCCCCGTCCTTCGGTCGAGGTAGCTCTGCGGCAGCGCTCCTAACCAGCTCTCGAATCTGGTCAAGCGATGGGCTGACGCCGTCTCTGCCGACCACGACGCCAACCTTGACAGATGACCCGTCGCTGTACATAAAATTAAGAACGCCATCCCGGTCAATAACGCTGCCAGTAATGTGAGGAGGCTTAGGCAGGCCAGCGACAGCCTTACTAACAGCGTCAGCGACCACAGGAGCAAGCTGCTCCATCGTAACAGACGTACCGTCCTTGCCGGGTGCTCCATCTTCTCCGTCCCTCACTGGATTTACGTCGAAGTACGTCGACACGTTCTTGTTGATCTCTAGGGCTACTCTGTCCCAGTCAACGACCGCGTCCTTGCCGTCGACGCCGTCACGACCGTCTTTGCCATTCACTGGCTTGATCAAATTGCTGAGTTCGGCTTTCACATATTTTTCTACGGAGTACTGAATGATATCGCCCATGATATCCATATCTACGTTACTACCGTCCTTGCCCGGTGCGCCGGGAGCACCGTCCTTGACCTCATCCAGACGAGCATTGATCTTCTCGATGAGCAAGTTGTACGAATGAGAGAGTCTTTCATGCGCACTCGTGAACAACCCATCGATGATGCGATGAATCTCGTCTGGGTCAACGGAGATGCCGTCCTTGCCCGGTGCGCCGTCCTTGCCGTCTTGTCCGTGCTTGACTGGGTAGGTCATGAAGTACTGACCGATAAGTCCGTTCAGCACCTCGGTCACTTTGTCGTAGTCGATCGATGCACTCTTACCGTCGACGCCGTCCTTGCCGTCGCGGGCCGGGGGTAGTTGCCTGACCTTGACCTCGACTTGCTCGTCGATTAGGGACTTAACGAAGTTATAGTCTACGTCCTTGCCGGGCTCGCCGTCCTTGCCGTCTTTCCCATTCTCCGGCTTGGGCAGGCTCTCCAGACGATCCTGAAGTTGCTTCATTACGTCGCTGATGCGCAGCAGAGCCTCGCCGGTGGCCGCGCGCTCATGCTCGATGAGCTCCGCGACCTGACGCATGTCTATCTCTTTGGGAGCAGGCAGACTCTTGATGACGGCGTCGTGCGCCGCCTCTACAACGTCTGCCTCGTCGATGACTGGCCGCGCCAGTATCTGCGCCTCCAGCTCATCTATCTTCACCTGATAGGGCTTGACGGCGAGCTCTACTTGCTCGCGAACGTACTTGCCGAGCTCCCTCAGGAACTCAGTCTGCTCATGCAGCGGCACAGTCATTGAAGCCTTTCTGATAAGCTGCGCGGCGCTCCTCGTCGGACAATTGAGGTCGCTGATCAGTTATCATCTTTGGTTCCGGCGGGGGCGTGAGCTGCTCTGAGCTTCCCGCATCCTGAGCAGGCTTCTTAGGCGGCGTCTTGGGCGCTGCGTCTGCCTTGGCGAATGGATCTTCCTTGGCGTCCCTCTTGGCGAGAGCCGCGATGTCGTAGTTCTGCTGCTGGCTCAGTACGGCGTCGCCGCCCTTCACCTCGTCGTAGCCGAGCTCCTCGCGCGCCTCGTTCGTGGTCAAGACGCCCCTGACTGACTCGATGTACGTCTTCACCTTGGTAGGTGTGTCCATCTTCAGGAGGTCTTTGATGTTCAGGTTCGTCTGATAGTTTATCTCCGGCTTCTCTAAACCGAGACCCTGATCAAGGCACGACTCAACGGCCTCGATGAGCTTCTGCAGACAGCCTGAGTAGTAGTTCTGGTCGAGAGCCTCGATGTTGTTGTAGCTCGGTGGCGGCCCGACGTTGATCTTGTGCGGGGGCACCCCGAACGCGGTGCACACTACCTCCGCCGTCAGCTTCAGCTGACTGACCAGCTGCGAGTCCTGCGCACTGATCATGATGGGATCATACTTCAAGCCGTCTCCGAGTACCGCGACCTTGCCGATCTTCGTACCCGTGTAGTTGGCCTCCCACTGGTCCTTGAGGCGCTTGGCGGTAGTCTCGTCGATCGTCAGGTCGCTGGTGAGAATGCCGCTTGGCTTGGCACCGTTCGCGAAGAACGTGCTAGAGCTGCGCTGGATGTTAATCCCCTGAATAGCGGACAAGGCACACGCGGTGATGGGAGAGACGCCGCAGAGCCTGTGCCCGCCGAGAGGCGGAAATCTGTCGTGGATGATGAATCTAGCCGGTATCATCAGGTCAGTGTCCGGCCTCTGCTCGATGACCAGAGGGTCGTTGCTGACCGAGTACCAGATGGAGCCGTCTAGGTCGGACACCATCGGCCTGACCATCGCCGGGTGCAGAACGTGCATCTCGTCGACGAGGCCAGCGTTGTTGTACTCCTTCAGGACGTAGGTGTTGCCCGCCGTCAGCTTCGACACCATCCAGTTCTCCATGAACTGCTGGCGCGTCTGGTATCCGTTGGGTTTCCGGAGGACGGGCGAGAACGCCGGAACCTCAACCGGCTCGTAGACGTTCTCCTTCTTCTTCTCGACCAGTCTCAGAGTGAGCTTGCCGATGTCGCCAGCTATCAGGTTGATGCAGGCGTACACGGCGTAAAACGCGAGCACGCTGTCTAGGCGCGTGTCCATGTTGCGCTGCCACGCGCCCGTGAACGGCTCTTGGACGACCGGCCAGTTGTTCAGCCAGTCCCCCGGACCGTTGAAGGTCCAGCCTACTGGCGTCGTCGTCGCCGGAACGGGAGTCTTAACTCGACCGACCTCGAAGCCAAAGAGTCTCATTCTTCGGGCCTCATGTCGCGACGCCTGTAGACTCTCTCGCGGCGATTGGCTGGCTTGTCCTCGTCACTCGTCTCCTCAGCCTTGATGGCGACAGTCTCGATCTTCTCGGGAGCCTGAGGAGGCTGATCACCCTTCTGTCTCACGATCTCCACCTTGCCGAGCCGCGACAGAAGGTCGGCGTCGCTGTCGCTCGCGGCCGGAAACTTGTCGCCAGGATTCCTGAACTCGCCGTTGTACGGAAACGCCACCACTGCTCTCAGTGTCTTCGTCATCGTTATCTTACTCCCGTTTTTAGAGGATGCCGCCGTCTCCCTCAAACCTGTCTCACGGCAGGCTCACTCTCACCACGGCGGATGAGAGCCAGCAAATAGAGACGGCGGCAGGCCGTCCTAATAAACTTGTCTCACGACAAGCTCACTCTCACCGCAGCGGATGAGAGCTACACATCGAAGACGGCCCTTTACTTGCACAGCCCGAAGGAGCTGGCGATCATTCCAACTGGATCACTCGCGCACGAGCCACGCTTATTGTTTGCGTGTGCGCAGCTCGTCAAAGCAATTATAAGAAGAACTAAAACAATTACTCTCATCGCTATCACTTTCTATTTTCTTTCTAGGGTAGATGAGGAAAGAGGGCCGGTGCCGGGGGCGACTCCGTACCGGCCCTCTCCACCCGAGCTCGCTCAGAGGAAGGAGTGAGCTAACCCGGAGTCACGGTTAGCGGTAGAGCGCGGACGAGATGAACTGGACGACGCCAGTGCGGCGCTTCAGCCAGTTGATCCAGCGCTCGGCTCGCAGACCGGTCATGTTCATCTGCCACATCGAGATGTAGGCAGTGGACGCACCCGGAGGCGAGTCAGGCGCCGAGTCAAGTTGGATCGACGCCTGATTGCTTGCGTCGAGCACGACTTGACCGTCGTCGGCCAGCAGGATCTCCTTCGCGACCGCGAAGATGATCGGATAGCCTTCCGTCGGCGAGCCAGTCGTCGACGGAATGTTCTCCGACGAGATGACCGGATAGCCGAACAGCGTGCCTCCCTCCGCGTTGATGTTCGGGAAGGACGGCTGACCCAGCGAGTTCACCATGAGCGACAGTCGCAGAGCCTGCTGCTGCGTCATGATCCACACGCCGCCAGACGGCGACAAGTTGAGCGTGAGCAAGTTGGCGAACAGCGTGGCGACGTCCGTGCGGAGCGCTGCCTCGTTTGTTCCGGTCGGGGTGACACCGGTGACGCCGTTCGTGATCGAGGCCGGCGACACGTTGGTGACCGCGGCCACCGAGGGGTCGACGAACTGACGATCGAGGAACTGCGTGATGGTGTCCACGAGGTCCTGCCGCACGACGGCTTCCGCCGACGGGTTGCTGAACCGCACCAGCTCGTCCGTGAGGACGACGATGCCTGCCGCCTTGGCCCAGCGGAGCTGAACCGTGTCGAAGGCCATCGCGCTGACCGGCTTCGGCGCGTTTTCACCGACCCACCCAGCCGACGACGCAGACGTTGTGCGCGGCATCTGGATGTTGAAGGGAACGCGACGCAGACCGGGGATGCGGCCGATGATCGTGTTGGGGCGGAGATACTCGATGAACTCCGACGCCATCACGTTGTACGCGATGAGGGGCGATGCCCAAGTCGCGTCCGTGGTGGTGCCGACGCCGACCGCGGCCTTCTCGCGCATGATCGAGCTCACGTCGAGCTCGAGCCAGTCGAGAACCTCCGGGGTGTTGTCCCAACCGCCGCGCTTCATCGCCGACTTGCAGAATCGGATCGAAGCGTCGACGCTGCCCTTGCCCGCCGTGAGGGCCTGAGCGTAGCGAACGAAGGACTGACCCTTCGGTACGTTGGCGCGAATCGCCGTTGCCCGAATGGGATCACGTGACACCTTCTCCTCCGTGATCGTCTCGGAGGTGACGGGCTTGGCCGCATCCTTCGCGAGCTTCTCAGCGTCGTGCAGACGAACGAGGTGCTCGTCGATGTCCTTGATCTCTTGCATCAAGGTGTCGTGCTGCTCCTTCTGCTCGGGAGTGAGCGTGACCATCTCGTCACCCTCGCCCTCCGCCAATTTGGCGACCGCGGCGGCCTTGGCAGCGCGCGACGCCTCGAACGCAGAGATCTTCTCCGCGATTGTCTTAGACATCTTAGATGTCTCCTTTCCGGTTGATGATGCCTTGACAGTCGGCGCGGTCTTGGTGACCACATTATCGCCTCGCGGCGGAGCGACAGCTTTGGGCGGTGATAACTCAGTCTTGTCCGGGGTATCGGACGTTGCAGCGAAGTGCTTGATTGTGGCGATGGTGGCCTCGGCGTTAGCCGGGATCGTCACTAGCGATAGTTCCATCACCTCGGACTCTTGGAAGTCTACACCTCCGTCGTCCATGAAGGCGTACTTGATGGGCCTGAAACCAATCGACGTAGCGCGAACCAGCCCTAGCTCGACGCTCTCGATCGCCTCCTCGATGCGCGCTCGCAGATTCTCGCTCTTGAGATCTGCGGGCTGCGGCAAGGTGGCCTCGAACTTGATGCCCGACTTGGTCGGCTTGTCGAACCTGACGAGTCCGATCGGCTGATCGGACTTGTGCTGCCACAGCAGCGGCATCGGGTTCTTGAACTCGACTCCGAGCGGATTGATGATGTCACCTACTCTGTCGGGCGTGGGCGTCGTGGCCGTTCCCGTGATGACTCGCTTCTGCTTGTCGATCGACTTGACGTCGAGGCGAGCGTAGGCAACTTCCTTACTCTTCACTTCTCTGTTCTTCATGTCTCCTCTAGTCTTCGCCCACGGGAACTGTTAACGACGGAGAGCGACTGCGCCCGCTGGCTCTGGGGGGAGAGCCACTCCACGACAGTGAGGGGGGTGCACATCGTGGAGGCCATGAGCAAACGCAGTCGCCCAACTCTCAGACGAACATGAGGTCGTGAACGACCTTCTTCGCAGGCACGGTGCTCTCGGCCACGGCCGAGGCCATCGCGAGAGCAATCATGCCGTCTATTCTTCCCCTCGACTTGGCCTTGTCCAGCTTTCTGTTGCCGGACGGATCCCTCTTCACGACTGACACCGCCGCGCACATCGAGAGAACAGGATGCTTGCCGTGCGCCAGTTGCTTGTTGAGGATCATGGTCTCGAGAGAGCGCAGGGCCGGGGACATCGACTGAAACCCCTGCCCGAACTCCACGAACACGTCCTCTATCTTCTTCTCGGTCAGCCCGGCCTCCAGCAACCACGCCTTGAGATGCTTGAACCCCCACCGATCGAAAGCGATCTTCTTGACGCTCGCCTCCTTGATGCGGTCCACCAAGAAGTCTGCGACGTACCTGTAGTCCACTGACTTGCCGGGACAGGTTTCGAGATAGCCCTGATCGTACCACACGTCGTACTGAACTCTGTCCAGCCGGGACTTCTCCCTGAGCCCCTCCTCCGGAAGCCAGAAGGTAGGCGTCACCTGCCACACTCCGTCCCTCTGCCCTATCTCGACGTATGCGGTTAAGTCCGTGGTGGACGACAAGTCGAGTCCGGCGTAGATCGGAGTATCTTTCTTCAGCTCCTGCGGGGCCGCGCCGCAAGCGTCCCAGACCGTCTTCGTGACGAATGGACTGAACGCCTCCACCCGCTGGTTCAGGTAGAGGTTGCGGAAGCTCGCCTCCTGACTCGGCATTCGGCGGGCGTTCTCGGCCGCGTTGAGAACCTCCTCGTCGTTCTGGAAGTCGCCGTAGGCCGGGTTCGCCTGCTTTATCGTCTCCTCGTCGAACGGGTCCGCCTCCTTGTCGGCGGTCCACAGCTCGACCACCTTCTTGGGGTCCTTGCCGCCGAGGGCGTCGTCCACCAAGATAGACATCAAGTCATTGTCGGTCGGCGCCTGCGTGGAGATGATCACGCTGAGCGGCTGACGCCGCGAGCCGTCGACCTCCTTCAGCTTCTTGGTGCCGTGCGCCGCCGTGGCCGTCTCGAGCGCCGAGTAGAGCTCGGAAGTCGGCCCCTGCACTTGGCCCAGCTCGTCGTGCACCATGAAGATGGGGCTGAGGCCGTAGCTGGTCTTCACCTCTGCAGAGAGTGCCCTGTACTTGGTGCCCATGCCGGGGCAGAGAAGCTGCTTGTAGGTGTCGCGTACCGTGCAGTGAGGCCTCAAGTTGGGCGAGAGCCGTATGCACTTGGCCGCTAGGTCGAACAAAACCGCTGCCTGCTCCTTCGACTGCGCCGACGAGTACAGCTGCGAGTTCTTCACCGCCTCCGGGCCTATCAGGTGGAGTATGAGTAGAAACGCCGCAAGTGCTGTCTTG